TTGATCGTGGACGGGGTGAATTTCCAGGACTGGGAGACCGTATTCGTCCAGCTCCGTTGGCATGACAGTTGGTCCTACTTCCGCTTTACCAGCGTGGAGCGAGATACTCCGACTGGTCCCGGAGGTCAGTACCGAAGTCACTTCTACGCTCAATTCATGCCCGGCTCTGTCGTGAGTATCAATCTGGGCGGCGTGAACGTATTGAGAGGTTACATAGAGACCAGGCAAGTCTCCTATGACGCTACCCAACATGGCATCGAGCTCCAGGGCAAGAGCTGGACGGCGCCGATAGCCAGGAGCAGCGTCAACACCAAGAGCGGTAGCTTCGATGGTATGACGTGGAAGCAGGTGGCCGATAAGGTGACGGCTCCGTATGATACCAAGGTCATTCCTGTTGGTAGTCTGAACAGCATCCCGTTCGACAAGCTCCAGAACCAACCCGGTGAGACGATCCACGACTTTCTGGAGCGGATCGCTAGACCCCGAGGGATCATCCTTGGCAGCGACAGTTGGGGAAACTTTCTGGGGATCGGCGACCACCACATGCCGGTGCTCAATACCCAGTTGATCGAGGGCCAGAACATCAAGAAGTGTCAGTGCATCTTCCATAAGGAGGAGGTGTTCAACCAGTACAAGGTGATCGCCCAGACCGCCGCCGGCAGTAACGGCGTGATGGGCACTCAGGCCAGTGAGCTCGAGGCGAGCTGGGGCGGTACTGGGTACAAGGGCAGCCTATTGATCACGCCGTCGGAGCAGCCGGTCAAGACCCAACAAGAAGTGATGGACCGGGCCAAGAACGAGGCGCTGTGGCACGAGGGACCTCAGATCGACGTGACGATCATAGTCCAGGGCTGGTTCAGAGATGACACAAACTTGTGGTGGCCCGGAGAGAACGTATTCGTCTACTCCCCGATGTGCCCATTGAACATGATGATGAAGATACAGACGGTCACGTTCACGCAGGACAACAACTCGGGCACCCAGACCACGCTGGAGCTCAAGCAGCCGTGGGCATTGAAGGACAACGCGCCGATGAACGTGGGCAAGAGCCCGGACACATCCATACCAGACCAGCTCCCGGATCAGACCAAGCCCGGTGAGGCGATCCCACCAGTGGAGTAGAACATGCACAGGGCGACGCCACTCAACTCCTCCTTCCGTGCGTACGTTTCCGGTGGATCGAGGACCACCATACCAGAGGTTGATGACGGCCAACTCATGCAGGAGAGCAAGGGCAACTTCATGGCCAATGAGGCTAGGAGTGCGATTGAGGCTCCGCAGAACTATGGTTTTTCTTCGGTGGTGAGGAAGGCGGCCAAGGATGCGCAAGGTAAAATCCAACAGAGTGCGGAGGGTTTCGTTTCGTTCATGGGAGGCAATCGCAGCTTCCCCGTGATGGGAATTATGGATGATCGCAGGCATAGGCCGATGGGCATGAAGGAAGGGGAAAATTCCCAGTATGACGACCTCGGCCAGATGACGCTGATCCGGCGCACCGGGCTGTATATGTTGTCGCTCGATGGTCCAGACGACAGCCAGCAACAGAGCGGTGGCGGAGGTGCCGCAAAGGATACCTCCGGCGGTGGCAGTGGCCAGAACGTCGAGCGGTTTGTGTCGGTGCGCCACGTCGAGAAGGAGAAGCAGAAGCGTCCGGGTTTGTCCGGTAGTAGTGGCAGCGGGTCATCTGGTGGCGGCGCATCGGCCGCCACGCTTGCCGCCAGTGGTGGCTCCATCAGTAGTTCGCAGGACTTTAAGCACGAAGGTCAGAGCGTCAACCTCGAAATGAGGGTCAGCAAAAAACGGATCGAGTTCAGGTCTGGCGAAGATGTGGTCGGCTACTACGACAAGCAGGCCAAACGCTGGTCGTTCACCGGTGAGATGCGGCTTGGTGACGATAACGCCAGTCATCCGGTTTATGGTGTCAACGGTGGCCATGGCATGACCACTCAGACGTCTGGCGACGGTGCGGTGCTGGTCAATGCACCGAACCCAGGACCGCCGACCTCGGAAGATAACATGCCGTTGCTGGATCGTATCTCCGAACTTGAGCGGCGTGTAGCCGAACTGGAGAGCCGGCAGCCGTGACCACGCTCCCCATAGATATCAGGACGGTCCAGAACACCGAGTTTCCAAGATACTCGGTGACGATCGACTGGGCGCTGCTTCCTGGCGGAGAGTTGGATGACAGCATGGCGTTGGCTACAGCCGTCGTGGTCGCGTTAGGAACAGATGCGTTGGCCAGCATAGATGATAGACTTCCGGACCCGGACAGTACCAACAGAGAGGGGTGGTGGGGCGACTTTGATGGGGATGTGATCTGGAACGCGTGGCCGATCGGGACCAAGCTGTGGCTACTTCGTCGCAGCGCGCTGGAGCCGGTGGAGGCCAAGTTCGGTGGTACCCAGACCTGGGCCATGAACTACATCAGAGACGCCATCCAGCCGTTCGTAGATAGAAAGATCGCGAGTCGCTATGAGGTCCTCTCAATGAGAGTCAGCAAGCAACAGCTCAACGCCGTGGTGCGCATCTATCGCGGACCTCGCACGGCCATCGACCTGATGTATCAGATGCTCTGGCAGGGGATCATGCCGTAATGCCGTGGAACACTCCTACGCTGAGAGAAGTCAGGAGCCTGGTTAGGGACAGCATCCATGGCTCGCTGCCTGGTAGCGACGCGACCGTTCCGAACAGTGTGTTGCGGGTCATGAGTGACACCCAGGGCGCGTTGTGCTTTCTCACGTTGGAGTATATCGACTGGCTCTCGCTCCAACTGCTTCCGGATACTGCGGAGACTGAGTGGCTGGACCGGCATGGTGACATCTGGCTGGTTAATGCCGACGGGACCACCGGGAGGAAGCAGGCCACCATGGCCACCGGTACGATCACGGCCACCGGTCTCAATGGGAGTGTCATCCCAGCCGGATCGCTACTCGGTGGCAGTACCCAGAACGCTACCTACCAGGTCACAGTCCAGACGATAGTTGGGTCTGGACCGACGATCGTTCCGGTCACCGCGCTGGACCCTGGGACCATCGGCAATATGCAGCCAGAGGACTCGCTGAGTTTCATCATTCCACCTCCGGGCGTGGATGGGCAAGTGACCGTGATCACCATGGATGGTGGCACGGACACGGAGACAGATGAGCAGCTGCGAACTCGCATCCTGCGACGCATCCAGCAGCCACCGATGGGAGGAGACAAGACCGACTATGAGGCGTGGGCGCTGGCGGTGCCAGGAGTGACGAGGGCGTGGTCAAGTCCCAACGAGATGGGCATCGGGACCATGACCACGCGGTTCTTGATGGATGACCTGAGGGCCAGCGACGATGGGTGGCCCACCCAGGCGGATATCAATACCGTGGCCGGATACATCGACCAAATGAGACCGGTCACGGTCAAGGACTGCTACGTGATCGCTCCGATCAAGCAGTTTCTGGACATCACGATCGCTAATCTCGTACCGAACACGACAGACTGTCAGGCCGAGATTGAGCTCTCCGTCCAGAACATGCTGAAGGTCAAGGCTGCTCCGGGCCAAACCATCTACGCCAGCTGGATCAACTACGCGATCATGAACGCGCCGTCGGTCATCTCGTTCAATCTGGTCACCGACACCGACTTCGTGATGAGCTCTCCAGGCCACATGGCTGTACTGGAGACCATCCTCTATGAGTGACCGCCACGTTCGCAGATCTGGCAGCGACTACCGAGAAGCCTTCTTCTCGCTGTTACCCCACGGCCAGGCGTGGCCCAAGCACTCGATCGGCAGCGTGCTGTGGCAGACCTGCGACGGGCTCTGTGAGTATTGGGGATTTGTGGACAGCAGGGCCGCAGACTTGTTAGAGCAGGAGAGTGATCCTCGCAAGACGATCGAGCTCTTGCCGGACTGGGAGCGGAACTGGGGACTGCCAGACCCGTGCTACACGGCGCCGCAGACAATAGGTGAGCGACAGAAGGCCTTAGTCCTTCGCATGACCTTGATGGGTGGGCAGTCCCGTCAGTGGTTCATAGACTTCGCGGCGTTCATCGGTTATGACATCTCGATCACCGAGTACCGTACGTTCATGGTCGGGCTAGACAGGTGTGGCGACAACAGAGTGTATGGTGACGGCACCAACCCGATGTTCAGCACTACGTTCGTGCTCGGTTATCTCCCGATCTATAACCCGAACGGAGAACGGGTCCAGAACGGAGAACTGTCTGAGTATCCAAACTATGGACTTGGTCCTCCTGAGAACCGCTACTACTGGAGCGTCCATGTCCACAAGACCAGCCTGACTTGGTTTCGGTGCGGGAGTGGCGGCGGACAGACCGGGGTGGACCCTCACTTGCGGATCGGGATTGCCCAGGATTTGGAGTGCATCTTGCAGCGATGGAAGCCGGCTCACACCGAAATTATCTTCGACTATTCTGGCCTCACACCGGGTGATCCCATGGCCGGTACACCATGAAGGGAAGGCGATCATGAAATACAACGTTCCATATG